ACCGCCCGCTGGGCCGCGCGCTTGGGACTTTAAGCCTGTCACACTTGAACCCGCAAAGAGTGCAAAGCCTGTCATTTTGAACAGGCTCGTTTACAAAAGTCTTACGGTGGCTGGGTTTACGCAAAACTTAGAAGCTTGGGCTGGCGCATCACGCATCTTCGCAGTGCAGAATATCCTGTTGCCCAATCAGAACTTCTGCATTCGTCTCGGTCAAGACATTCAAGTTCCGACTTATGTCATGACCGTGAAGTGGGTTGCTCAGGGCTCTGTGCGTCGTTATAAGCTCTGGACAAACGGCTACGAAGTCTTGAGCTATCCGTTGTATAGCGGCGAAATTATTCCCGGCGAAGGCGCACAGTTTGAATATTGGACGACTTCTTTTTCCCGACGGGCTTTCTCCGAGGCTTTTGATCTCCTAACGGATATCTTAGAGAAGCCAGATAACTGCTGCGACGAGCTTGGTACCGCGCTTGCAAATGGTGTTTGTCAAATCGGAACGCTGCCGAATCCATATCCGACAGTTTATCCGGTAGATAATTTCTACGTTTGCCCGGTGGATTAAACAAAATCCAGATCAACCCTAAGGGTTATCTCTTTTCGAAGAGATAGCCCTTTTTTACTTTATGGCTTTAAACTCAAATCCTTTTGTCGAAGGCATCGACCCAACGAGTACGTTTGGCGGATACGCAAGCGTGCTTCTGCAACTCATCCGCGAGGCCAAGCCGTCGTCGACGTATGGCATGATCTTGTTCGACACCACTGCGCCTGACGTGACTGGGGCGAATGCGTGGCGCAAGCGGTCGATTTGGGTTAGCTTGTTGAATCCTGCCCAGCCGACTGTTAACGTCTATCGTGAGAGCGCGCCAGGTTGGGTTAACGTGAATGACGTTATCAGCCCCAACACGATCACGACCGCGATGATTCAGAATGCGGCTGTGACTCTTGCTAAGCTCTCAACGGCAGGCGGCACCGCTAATCAACTCATTCGCGTTAATGCTGGCGGGACTGCGTTTGAGTTTGTTTCTCTTTCCTCTCTTGTCACTACCGGATCTATTCCTGTTGGATCGCTGATCACGACGGGCATTCCGGCGGGGCAATTCCGTCTTGCGTCTACTTATGGCCCGGGCGTAGCAAATTGGTATACGGCGCAGAATGTTATTGATAACATTGCTGATGGTGCAATTCCTACTGATCTGATTGCGCCTGCGCCGGGAGCTGTTGCGCGTAGTAAGTTTCTTACTGGTCGTATCAGTGACACTTTTGCAGTATGGCGTTTTCTTGAGCCGAATATAGACATCCTCAACGACACACTGAGTGGCGGCAAGTTGCAGAATGGTACAGTTGCGCCGATCAAAGTAGAGTCTGCTGGCATTCCTGATGGTTATTTGTTGAGTAAGGTTGGAGGTGTTCCGGATTGGGTTGCTCCGACGGCTGTTGCTGGTATTGTTGCGTCAAAACAAGTTGTTGAAGTTACACCATTACCTGCATCAAATACACCTGTTGATGTTATTACTTATGCAGCTACGGGTGGCAGAGCTGATATTTATCAGTTTTACCTTAAGTGCATTACGGCAGATCACAATCATCAACCGGGTGATGAGATTCCTTGGTCTTCGCTGGGAAATGATGATGGTGGCGCTAATGAAGCAGGTCCGTTGATTATTTTTGATGCGTCTGCATCAAAGGTTGTTCATCGTGGTCCAGCTTTTTATCAAATACAGGATGCGTCAGCGTCAACTGTTCAGTCGATAAGCACTGCACCAGAACGTGCTCGCTGGGCCCTGAAGTGTGTTGCAATTCGATTCGCCTAACATGAACTCCCTCATCCAACAAGTTTCCGAAACAGTCGGAGTTCTTCCTGACTCACAGGATAAAGAAGCTCAAGTGCTCGCGTGGCTGAACCGCGCGGCCGTAATGATCTATGACCAATATGATCTGCCCGGCTCTGTGTTTGAGCAGTTCTTCTGCGTCGATAACAACAAACACGTCATCACATTTCCGTGGTATGTAGGTGCGATTAGAGGCGTTCGCTGGCATGATTCGTCGCGCCTCGTGACCACGCGAGACATGAGGCCGCGCTATCACGGTGTGCCTTGGACGCAGCCTTATCTACAATGGCGACAGATTGCAGCCACGCCGCTACATATCCCGCTGACCAACGCGGGGCCTTTGACTTTTCAGATCAATGCGATAGAGACGCAGCCGTTTGACATCATCGTCAACGGCCAGACTTCTCTTGCGGCGAACACAACCGAAGTCATAACCTTTACGCCAGGCGATCTCGTTAAGACTTCCGTTAATCTGTTCGAGCCAGAAAGCCCATTCGGCATTACGTCGATCAAGAAGTCTGGCTACACCAACAGCGACGTGATCGTGCGCATGGCTGCGACTCAGCTCGAAGTTGCGCGCATTGCAAACAATCAACTATACGCCTCAAACATTCGCGTGCAGATCCTTGATTGGAATGCAGGCACTCCGTTTATTCTCGGTGAGGATTGCGTAGAGGTTCTCTACAAGCAACGCTTTTCGCCCTTCGTCAACCTTAACTCGATTTGGACCGACGAGCGTCTTGTTCAAGCGTTGGTCTATGGCGTTAAGTATATCTATGCTTTTGAGAAAGAAAAGATGGATGTCGCTGAGGCCAGCAAGCAGGTGATGGCTGAGATCTGTAAGGGCGTGTGTGAGAATCTTGAAAGCGGCACTGAGCTTATGGTGCAGACTGAGCGTCATGCCGCGCAAGATGCTGCGATTATGTTCCCAGTGTGGCCGCTCGTGCAAGGAGGAGTTCGAAACCTATGGTAGTCACAAAAACTAATTGGCTTGGCGGAATCAATCAGCTTTCTGACATCAGCAAGCTGGGCGAAAACGAGTATTGGATTCTGATCAATGCGCGCGTTCGAAAGAACGTCGTAGAGGCTGTGAATCTGCCGCTCAATGTATCGAGTGATTTGCCCGTCGGCGAGACCTTTCAAGACATCACGGCCGCAGGCGGTCTCTTGATCGCGTTCGTGGGCGGTAAGGCATACTATAAAACAACAAGTGGAAATTGGCTGTTGATTCCCACTTTCACAATGAACTCCCTACAGCCGCGTGTCTACACTGCACTTATTCCCGGCTCGACTGTAAACTTTATACGCTCTGCTACGTCGTCGACCGGCAGCCTTACGCTCGGTGGCCCAGCTGGATCTTCACCGTCGGCGCTTATTGTGATGGATGGCGTGTTGCAGCCTTGGGTTATCTTGCCCGATGGTTCTGCGCGTGTCGTTGGGTCATACACTACGTGGACAAAAGAAACTCCTGAGTATGTCCCCGTTGCGAATTATCCTCTGTTTTATAACGGGGTATTGTACGCCGTCACGTCATCGGCTGCGCCCACAGCTCTCTGGCTTAATCGCCCAACGCGCAATCAGATTGTGCGCTCTGTGACTGGATCGCCTTTGAACTTCGTAATCGCCGTCGATCCTTCAGGCGACAAAACATCTGCGCTCGAATCAGAGGGCGGAGCTTTGGCGCTGGCGACTAACGTCGACTATAACAACATCACGGCGCTCTCGACGCTTAACTCCATTGATGGAGCATTTTTTGTAGGTACTGAGAACTCTGGCTATCTTGTATCTCCGGATCAAGCTAGTCTTATCTACGCAGAGCCTACTTTCCGTAATCAAGTAATCTCTTCGATTGGGCCGCTAAATCCTGATTCTGTTGTGGACGTGCTAGGGGATGTGGCATTTGTTCATGACACCGGAATTAGGAGTTTTAACGGGATCATGCAGTTCCGATATGAGGGTCGGAATGCACCTTTTAGCGGCCCAATCAATTCTCTCATAGACGGAGTCACGCAGTCAAACACAGCAACGGGCACTCACGACAACTATGCATTGTTCTCTGTGGTGACAACTTACGGCAATGGCATTCTGTGGTTTGATATGCTGCTGCAGAAGTTTGTCTCGCTTGATATTTATCCCGGCGTTGGAAACATACTGAAGTTCGCGTCAACATTAGACAATGGTACGCGTTATACTTATTTCATGACGGCGACCGGGATTTATCGCCTATTTGGTTCTGCGCAAAAAGCAACCGTTACGTTGTATGGATCTGAGGTTGTTCCGGCGGATGATTATAAGAGCGTTAAGATGCAGACTTTGCGTCTTGGCTTTAATGGTGTGGCCGCAGGCGGGACTGTAGAAGCAGCGTTGTACGTTAATGGACAATACTGCAATCGTAAAGTCGTGACGATCAATCCGCTGCCGTTCAATCCTAAATCCACAGGCAGCATTCCTTATAATGGCGGGCTGACTGAAGGCGTGTTTGCGACCGCAGAGGTCAACTTTATGGACGTGGCGCCTGAAGGTGATCGCGTGGGCGTGATGATTAGGTTTGACACAGATGGCGCATTGATCTCTGCGACGGCAGAAGTGCAACAAAGCGGCGTGTGGCCGAAGGTTAATCCGTTTGGAATGATTGGATCTGTCTCTTATGAGACCTTTGCGATCATTGGCAACGATGGCATTCCGGATATCGTCGGTGGAGTTACGCCGCCTACGTTTACTGCCGTTGAGGTATCGCAGCGTAAGACAATCAATGCAAAGATTAAGGCGCTGAATGGACTAACCAATGTCATCGGCACGGGCAATCATAACTATGGTCTTCCGTTTGGTGGATTCGGCGCGGGGACTATCGGCGCGTTGGCTCAAACGATCACGCCGTTTTGGGATAGCATTAGGAACAAACTCTTATTCGTTCCCGGCACCGAAGACAATGACTCGGCGGCCGCAAGTCCGTTGTTTAACTATCAACAACATCTTCGTTACTTTCAACACACGACCGAATATGTTGATATCTTCTTAATCAATACCGGCCTCGATACGGCTTTGATGCAGACTGAGATCGACAATGCCTTTGTGCCGCCTCAGACTATCGCCGACAGCATTCAGTTCCAATGGCTGCGTAATGCACTGGCGAATAGCACGAAGAAACACAAATGGGTTGTCGTGCATCAGCCTCCTTTCACAAGCGGCGATGACTACTATAGCGCTACGAATCTTAACCCTGCGTTGGCCTTTATCCAAGCTGTGCCCTTTAAGAACTGGGGCGCGACTGTCTTGTTGGCTGGAGCTAGTGCTCTCGTTGAACGCCTTGATTGGAATGGGCTTCCCGTTTTTATCAGCGGCGCTGGCGGCAAAGCTCTTACTACCGTCCATAATCCGCCCATTGCTCAATCCCGCTTTGCCTCGGCCGCGCAAGCTGCCTATTGGGAAGCTTCTGTGAGTAAGCTAGGCGTGGAGTTTGTGTGCAAGAACGCAACTGGCTCAATTCTGGATAGGTATTTTCAACCAGTATGAGTTCTTGTATCAATGCGATTAAGCTTTTCGAATGGGTCTTGCGGCATCCTGGCCGCGAGGCTACGTTCGGAGCGGCTTCTGACATTGATATAGTCATGCATTGTGATCGCATTCTCAAGAGCGAAAACACAGAGCTCTTTGTTCTTGAGAAAGAGAACGAAACCCCTTTGGTTGCGCTATGGTGCGAGTTAGACCTTGAGCGCAAAAACATTCACATCTTAAATATTCTTGGTGACCGAGGCTGTCTGTTTAATGCAGTATCTGCTTGGCAGGCGCTTTATCCCGGCTGGACCGTGAGTGGGGCGCGGCGCAAGAGTAAGCAAAACGTACAATACAGAGTTTCAGATTTTATCAAACAATGAACACATTTGAGATTAATCTCTCTAAAGTTCTCGGCCACTCGATGGTCTGGGAATCTACGCGACTGGAAGTTGACAACGGGATTCCTAGTGGATTCTTTGTTAATGGCGGAGCGCCAGCACCGACGACGCAAGAGTCGATGGCTGAGGTCATGAAGGCTTATCGGGAGAACATTATCCCGATGATTCAGCAGCAGGTTGCTGCGGCTCGTCAGTATGAGCCTGAAATGCAGAAGCTGCGCGAAGAGATTTCGCCGCGCGAGCAGCAGCTCAATGCTGATTTGTATCGGCAGTTTGGGCCTCAGTTTGCGAAGACTGGATCTGACATTGCTCGGCAGAATGCTCAAGCTCAAGCTGAGACTGATCTCGGGATCGTGAGCGGGACGGGCCGTGAGCTTGTCCGTGAGGCAATGCGCACGCAGAAAGAAGCTGATCCTGAAGCTTATCGTGCGCGTGAACTTGCGCTACAGAATCTTGAACAGCTACAGGGTTCTCTCACGGATCCCAACGCTGGATTGAGCGGTGCTGAGCGCGCTGAGATTGATAGGTCTCTTGCGCGTGAGAACTATGCGCGTGGCACTGGCGCTACTCCCACGGCGACTTCGACTGTCTCGAATGCTATGGCGTTTGGCGGCGCTGGTGAGGCGCGTAAGCAGCAGAGGCAGAGTGCCATTGCGAATGCTGCTCAGCTTGCGGCTGGGGCTGTTCAACCCCTTTCGTCGCGCATTGATACCTTCCAGCTCACGACTGGTCGCCCGTCGGTTAATCAAGGCGAGGCTCGCACGGGCGGCGCTCGTGAGGTCGGACAGGAGTCGAATGCGATGGGCATGAACTTGTTCGGCAATGCGAGTCAGATGCGCCAGCAAGAGAATCAGATCAATGCGTCTCGTAAGGACGCGCTCGATGCGCTCACGCAGGGCGTTAGTGCGGCTGGCGGTATCTCTAAGATGGCTTGCTGCTGGACCTTTGCAGAGGCTTACTATGGCTGGGCTAACATTCCCGACGAGGTTCGCGTGCTGCGTGATCTTGAATACTCGCTGCAGAAGCGTGAAGGCTATCGCCGCATGAGTCGTTTTCTTGTGCCGCTGATGAAGAAGTCTTCGATCGTGCGCAGCTTGGTTAACACCTTCCTCATCAAGCCCGTCACTAGCTATGCAAATTATTATGTGCATGGCAAAGGAATGGGCTGGGTATTTGCGCCCGTGACTAATCTTTACTTTGCCGTTTGGGAAGACATGGGCGCTCGCGCCGGTGTTCCTAACGACGTAATGAATCTGCGGCTCGCTGCAGGTGTCTGGAACTCTGGACTCTATCCTCTCTGATTATGGCTATTAAAGAATATCGTGTAGCGCAGGCTGATACTCGACCAATTCGTCGTCGACCTTTGTCTTATTATCGCGATCTTGTTCCTTCTCAGAAGGACTCAAAGGACGGCGACAACGCTCCGATGCGCACGAAGGATCAACCTGCTATCACCGCGCAGGGACGTTCGCCACGTTATGACGCTGGCTCGATCATGGGTGTGATTAGTTCTCTCCGCTCGCCGGGTGAGGCTAATACTGCTTATGATCCGTCAAAGCCCATTGGCGGCGAGAATGTGCCTTATAAGCCCACGACGGGAATTGGCGGCGCGCTCAGTCGTTTCTTTGGCAATCAGGCCAATGAGATGAATGTTGCTGCGCAGGAACAACAGGCTGCTGAGAAGCTTGCTGAAGATAAGGCTGCGAAGGAACGTACTGCAAAGATCGAAGACTATCGTGCTCAACGATTGATCGACAAAGAAATCGACGATGCGCGGGATGATAAGCGTAATGCGCAAGCTATCGCGATGTTCGACAAGTCGAAGGCTGCTCAGCTTGAAGTGCTTAAGCTGCAGAATGACTACGCGAAAGCAAACACTGCCGAAGAACAGCAGAATATTCTTGCGCGCATGGGCGTGGCGCATAACAATGCGATGGCTTTGCAGGATAAAGCTCTGGCTGCTTCGGAAAAGAATCTTGGTTTGCAGCAGAACTTTCAAACTAGGCTTGCTAACTTCAATGCGCAGATGCAGGGTTGGCAGGACGCTAATAGGATCACAAACATGGGCGATGGTTTCTTCGCTCGTGGCGGAGAAGTCTACGGTCTGAACAAAGGCACGCCTGATATTGGAACTATCAAAGGAACTCCGCCGGGAGTTACGCCGCCGCTGATGGGGCCGCGTGCTCAAGGTGCGCAAGTTCCTCAGATGGACGTTGGCGGCACGGCTCCTTCGATGGGCGCTGTGACTCCTGCGCGTTCTGCTGCTGCTCGACCTGCTCCTGAGCGTGGATCTTTGTTTGATGTTCTCAGTGGCAATGCTCCTGAAGAGACTCCCGTAGCTGAAGAGACTCCTTCAACTGAGCCTTCTCCGTTTGTGGCTAGGCCTGAAGGTGTTCCTGATGAAGAACCTCTACCCGCGAATACTCCGCGCTTTGGTCCTTTCTTGATGGAAGAATACAACAAGCGCGCAAAGGAATTGGCTAAAGGCGGAAGTGCTCGCCCTAACGCTACTGACCCGCTGATGCTGCCTATGTATGAAAACATCGCCAGCGCTCTGGGTGTTGGGTCAGAAGGTGTTGGCGCGTCTCGTCAGGTGCGTCGTCCTGCGTCTGCCGTGATTGAACGTGATCTTGGTTCTTACTTACCGAAGTTTGGTAAGCTTCCACAAGAAGAACAAAACGCTGCTGTGATTGATGCATTGAATAAGTCGATGAAACAGCCTCGTTATCGAACCTTCCCAAACTACGAGTATAACTATAACCCGCAATAAGCATGACTCAAAATCAACTCGAATGGATGCAGCAGAGTGGGCTCGATCCCGCTGAGTATGACATGACGCCTGATGGGCGCGTTGTTCGGCGGCAGGTTGCACAGGCTCCTGTAGAACCTCAGCGTGAAGTGATGTCTCCTCTGCGTGCAGCGGGGACTTCTTTCTTGGGCAACCTTGTTCCGTCTGCCGCTGGTTTAGGTGGCGCTAAGTTAGGCATGATGGCTGGCGCACCGTTCGGCCCAGTTGGCGTTGGAATTGGTGCAATCGGTGGCGGCGCTGGTGCGGGTTACCTTGCTGGCAGAGGCCAAGAAGCTGTGCTTGAGAAGGTTGCACCTTCTGCTATTGAGGAAATGCGCCGCGCTGAAACAGATCAGCCTATCTATTCATATCTCGGCGGATTTGCTCCGAATGCTTTGGCGTTCAGGCCGTCTATGCAGGGCATGAGCGGCTTGTTGCGGCCCACTGTGCGGGGCACTGAGACTCTCGGCGAGGCTTTGGCTAAGCCTGAGTTTCTTGCCCCAGCGGCAAACATTGCTGCGAATGTGGCTGGCTCTACGGCGGGTCAGTTGGTTAATATGTCACAGGGCGGCGAGTTCTCTGCGCCTCGCTTTGCGGCTGACGTTGCGCTTGGGACGTTGTTCAATCGGCCTACTGCGCTCGGAAGGAAGTTTGGCTTTCAGGATATTCCTGAGCCGCGGCGTGAAGCTCCGGGTGATCTTGCGGCTGCGCGTGAACAAGCGGAGTTCATGGAATATCCGCCCAGTGAGTTCGCTACGCCGCGCGAGGAACGCTTGGATATTGGCGCTGAGAAGATTGCGCCTGAGCGTTTCTTCACGCCCGAAGGCAAACCTCTCACCGAAAAGGCTATGGCTAAAGACTACACCAACTGGTGGAAGTCTGAGACTGAGCCGACTACGGATCTGATCAAGGGCGCGGCTGAGGAGATCAAGATGAAGGTGCCTCGTGAGCGGTTGGCTGAGCTGGCTCAAGATTCTGAGGTCGGAGCGGCTTTGCGTGATCCGTCGCGTATGCCAGCGTTTATTGCCAAACAGGCTGAGCAGTCTTTGGAGCAGGCTTACCAAGATTTCTTGAATCGGCCCAAGCCGTTTGTTGAGATGATGGCGCCTGAGCTAGACATTCCTAGTTCTAAAGGCCCCTCGATGAGCAAGGTGCTCAAGTCCGAAGAGACTGCGATGAAGCTTCTTCCTGAAGCTGAAACTCAAAACGCCACCGAAGCCGCTCGTGAGATCTATACGCGCCTACAGCGTGCGCCTGAAGAATACACCGGCAAGATCACGCAAGAAGACATCAACCTCGCCAACGAGATTGCTAATCGCCGCGGCCTGAAGATCGAGCTTGATCGCGCTTATGCTGGCTCTCAGCAGGTGCGTGGTTTGTATATGGTTGACGCTGATGGTAATCGCATCATCCGAGTCAATCCTCTAATGGCCACGGCTGACACGGCAATTCATGAGATCGGCCACGATGTGTTCACGGGCGTGACTAACAAAGGAATGCGCCGCTCGTTGCTTGATAGCGCTCTTGATTCTCCTGCGTACAAGGCTGAGCTTGCTGCGCGTCAGGCTGAGGTCGAGCAAGGAAAGATCACGCAAGAGCAAGCTAACGACATCGCGCTCGAAGAAGGCTTGATTCAGGCCTTTGGTGAGCAGATGCCTTCGGTAAAGAGAAGTGAGCTTCGCGCGTGGTATCAAGCGTTCAAGGCTTCGATGAAGCAGCTTGTCATGGGCAAGATGTCGCCCGAAGACGCGCTGGCTTGGATGCACTATGCGACTACGGAAGCCGTGCCTTGGAAGGGTGTTGCTGTGGCGAAGACTGGTGGGACTGAGGAGCGTTTCTCTCGGGCTAAAGAAGCAGGTCGTCGCCTTGGTGTGGACGATCTTGACTGGGAGAATATGTCGTCGCGTGGACTTCAGCGCGAAGTAAATCTTGAAGATATTATTAGCGGCGTAATGCCTGAGCTTAAGATCTATCAAGAAAAACCCAATGTCTTCCGTGAAGATGTTGTGATATCACGGCAACCTAATCTGTTGTCAAACGAAGGTGCATTTGGGCGAGCTTACACAACAGGCGCCCGTAACGAAGGTCATGTTGTTATTGACGGTGCGCTTTGGGACGCTGCTGTGGCTAATGAACCGGGCAGCCGCGAGCGTTTTGTTAAGGTGCTCAAGCACGAACTCGGTCATATTGACGACGCGCCTAATGTTGGCGAGTATGGAAGTGCGCGTGATGAGCGTGTTGCAGATGAGTTTGCTGCGCGTTATCAACGTGCCCAACAAGAGACTCCTGAGTTTAAGGCGTGGTTTGGTGAGAGTAAGGTTGTTGACGCTGATGGGAAGCCTTTGGTAATGTATCATGGGACTGGTCATGGAGATATTACAGAGTTTCAGGGAAAGCGTAATGTTGCAGGGCATTTTACGTTAGAGCCTGAATTTGCTGCTGATTTTGCCTTAGATCCTTATGAAAGCGGTTCTAGTGGTTATCCTAGCTGGGACCCGTCAATTTATCCTGTTTATCTCAAAGCTGAAAAGATATTCGACGTTCGCGATTCTATAGCTCGCACAGAAATAAAGAGTCTACGCGGACCTGTAAGCGAAACTCGTGGATGGGATTGGACTGTGTTGGAAAAACCTGTGGTTATTCAAGAACTTAAGGCTAAAGGATATGATAGTTATCTTGACTTTGAACACGGGTCTAATAAACGTCCTACGGGAATTGCGGTTTTTGATTCCACACAAATTAAATCCGCTACAGCCAATCGTGGTACCTTCTCACCTGAAAGCGCTGACATCCGTTATCAACGCGGCCTAGGCTCTGAGATCGTGCGGCCCTCTGAGCTAGACTATCTCGCGTCAAAGGGCGGACCGTTTGAGCGCGTCGCTGCGCCCTTGCGTGCTGCCTATAACACCCGAGACTTCAAAGCGGGCGAGTGGGCGAATAAGTATTCTCTCGCCGCTGAGTTGCGACCGGAGGATCAGAAGAGATTGTTCATGCACCTCTCACAAGAATTCGACAACAACACTCGCTCGACGCCGCCAGCGGATCTTCGTGCGGCCTATGATCAAATCCGCAATGAGTATCTCCCGGCGATCGTCAATGACTATAACGCCGCGGGCATGACTGTTCGTGACACCGCCGGGCTTCGTGCGCGTGGATCTAATCCGACATACATTCCGCTGCATGCCATTGCTGAGGAGGTTAAGAATATCCTCACGACCAAGCAAGGATCGCCTGAGTATGACAAGCTGAAGAATGACTTCATTCAGTGGAATACTCAGCTTCGTCAAGCCGACGGTGCTTCTCTCGCTGAGGCGCAGAAGTATGCGCAGGAGAAGTTTAAGGAGAAAGTTGACATCACGACGAAGCCTCCGGGCATCGAGAGCGGTATTCCGTTCTCCGGTGCTCGTAAGCCTGAAGGTTATCCGCTGCCGCCTAGCTGGCGCAGTGATGATCTGATTGGTAATCTGAACAACTACACGCGTCGTTCGGCTACGGACTACGCTTATCAGAAGCACGTTGAGTCGTCGCCTGAGGCGATGGCGGCGTTGGGCGCGAAGAAGTATTTCAACGATCAGCCTATTCCTTCTGCGATACTCGCGTCGACCGCGAATGTCATCAACGATCCCAGCGTGCAGTCTATCCTGCGTGAGTATCGTGGGACACCGGCGCAGAAAGTCGGTGGCAATCTTACTGACCTCGGCAAGGCTGTGAGCGTGGCGACAATCGGACCTGTCTCGAAGGTTGGTGATATCGGTACGTCTCTGGTGAAGGGATTAGTCTATCTTCCCGCCGGTGAATACACGTCGGGCTTGGTTGACTTCACTAATCGACTCGGCAATTGGGCCGCTCTTAAGGAGCGTTCTTACGCGTCGGGCCTGAACAAGCGTGATGCCGCGCAGAATATGCGTCAAGTGCTCGGAATCGGCGACGATTCTGTGAGCTTCATGTCGAAGGCGGCTGAGACACTGAGTAAGTTTACTGGTTTAAACCAACTGGAAACCGTTGCGCGCACGATCGCACAGGGCTGGGGCGAGACTGTTGTGAAATACAACAAACGCCTCGCACTGGGCGGCGACAAGAACGCTACGCAGATGCTTGACACGCTCAGTCCTGATTGGCGCACGCGGTCTGACGCTGACCTCGCGGCGCAGGTTGGGCGTTTGTTGCAGGGTTCTTATGACATGCGACAACTTCCCGCCTCTGTTCTTGAAGGTGCCGCTGCGCCTTATCTAACGTGGAGCAAGTGGAGCATTGGACAGTATGACTCGTTCATGAAGTATGCTCTACAGCCCGCGATGCAGGGTAATGTTAAGCCGCTGATCGGGCAGATGCTGATTGGCGTTCTGGGCGGCGGCGCTGTCTCCGCTGTGCAGGAATGGATCAATAACCGTGAAGGTAAAGACATCACTTGGAATGAACTCGAAAGCTGGATGCAGCAGAATCAAGGACAACTTGGCGCTGATGGCGGACAGCTTCTCGGTCAGAAACTCCTGACGATGGCTCAGAAGCTCGGCACGTTTGGCTTTGCGGGCGACGTGGCCAAGATGGTCATTGACACGGCGGCGGGCGGAACGGCGCAGGGCGTGGCGACAATGCCAGCGTTGGATGCTGTGTATGATGTGAGTAAGCGCGTGGCGGCTGCGACGAAGGCGCTTGATGACGGCGAAGACTTTGGCTTGGTGCTGAAGGCTTTGATGCAGGATAGCGTGATCGGACACTTGCAGGTTGCGCGGCTTGCTCGGAACTGGTTGGATGAGGACGAGAATATGCGATATGATGATCGTCGTCGGCGCCGGTTGTATGACGAGTTGACGGGCATGCCGAGCCGCGGCGGCGCGTTTGCTGTGAACTATAGTAATCTAAGTGAGAGGGAATTCGAGCGGGGAGAGATTGGGGAGAAGACCGGCGAAGAGGCATTAGGTTTGGTGATGCGTGCGCGTGAGCAAGTTACGACACCAGAAGACTATGCGAGCCGTATTAGAAAATTGAAGACTGCTCAGAATGCTATCATGCCTTCGTTGGAGAGGCAGCCTCTTAAGGCAGCGAGATACTTGAGCTGGCTTGAAGGAACGGAAGAAGGCTTGGGATCGGAGACTGTAAAGAGATATCTAATAAGGGAACAAGAAGATAAGTATCGAAAGAGTTTGGTTGAAGGATTGAGTGGCTTGCGCTAATAAACGAAAAAACAAAAAACCCTCCTTGAATTAACAAGGAGGGTTTATTTTTACTTACAGGATGCACCAATCTTCAGCAAACATATCTGTCTGAGAAGCGAGCCAGCCCGTCAGGACTTTCCCGTCTGCGGTTTTCATCCGAATGGACGGAAGGCAGTCCAAAGCGCCACCGGCATCTTCTGCAAGCTTCTTAAGGTGAGCTTCTTTGCACCACTCGACTGGAACTTTTGCGGCGGGAAGCACCCAGAGATACATTCCCTTTCCGTTCCAGCCAGCACGGGACACAAAGCGCCCGTTCTTTAATGCTTCGAGAGCTTGCCCGAAGTTGAGTTGTGTTGTTTGTTCCATATGTTTAGTATTGTTGTTTCTCTTCTTCTAACTTCTTCATTACTATTCCACCGCCACAGGCTGCATAGCCCGCGAGATCGTGCCAGTTCTCCATGTTCTTGGGATTGGCCATAAGGCGTGCGACTTTGAAGAGGCACATCATGATGGCAACGTCGACGTTGTTAATGCTTACGGCATCTGTGGTTAGCGGAGTATTCGTAAGATATACATCCCAAAGCTGACCTATCACTCGGAAGTTATCCTCAGCGTCGCCGTGGGTTACGTTGCGATCTTTGCACACGAGTTCTTTAACGTGATCAAGAAACTGTGCACGGATCTCTGCATTATTTAGTGGGCGTGATGTCGGGCATTCAGTTGTTAGTTTTGGCTGCATAGTATTCAATGTTATTTTCTCTTACTCTTGTTATACGCTCCATCGTCATCAAATCATCAAGAACTCGGTTGAGTTCATCGGGTGTTTTGAGTGACTGATAGAAACGTATAAAGATTGATTTCTTTGTGGATTTGTTTGAGGTCTTGATAAAGCGCCAGATGTCTTCTGTGATCTTTGCGCTCTCGTTGCGGCCCATTCCTACGAAGGGAATGTGCATGTCTTTTTCAAGCTTAGCGAGATGTTCTGTAGCCGCCTCGGCATCTTGCCGTGTGATCACCATGTCTGTCGTGCGTGCAAAGTGTACGGCAAAGAGGATCTTCTGATGATGGAGATTCTTTCGGCCATAGTATTCATCCAGCATTGGATGTTTGTTTGTGTGGACGAGATTGGGATGGAGTTCGAAGTGATGATGAATGTATTCCTTAGCTTCATCGTTTAGTGAAACAGGTCCATATACAGTATTAAGTTGCCTAATATAATTCTGAAGGCGACCCTTGGCTGCCTTCTGATCTTCAGTAAGAGAGGGAATGGAATAAAGATGGAAACGTTTTTCGATCCCATAGACGATGATGGTTCGAGCCATAAAACCGTCCGAGAGAATATCTTGATTCTGTAGACTTTGGAATTTACCCAGTGTGGTGTTCCCCAGCAGGCTAATACACATATTAGTGCAAAAGTCCGTGTCGCTGTGCTTAAGTTTTCGTACGTACTTCTTTCCACCGTTATAAGCTTCGAGAAGAAAGTCGGAGAGTTGCTCTGCATTTTTCTTAAAGATAGATGTTAGTTCGTCGAGGATGAATACAAGAGAGCTGTGATGATAAGCTTTTCTTCTACCGGCAGAGTCGATGTATCTGTGAAGATAAGCCACACGAGAGGTCTCTTGTGTGAATTGCTCGAACGTGGTGCTGTTCGGAGCGATATAGATCAAAGGTTGCCGTGCGCCTTTGCGATTATCTGAAGCATCTTCGCCGAGAAGTTCGGCCGCGAGATCATCCTCGGGCGCTTTTACGTCGGCGTGAAGTTCAAGTAGTTCTTTCATCGGACTCGTAATGAGTGACTTCCCGGCGGAAGCAGGGCCAATGAATGCAATGTATTGATTAGGAAATACTGCGTGAAAGTCTAAGTCTCCAAACCAGACGCGCCTCTGAAGGGCCGCGCCGATCATGAAATAGAAAGCAGCGTCAACAAACGGCTGCGGGCTTTGTACGTTCTTTGTGTACAAACACCAGTCTTCATAGAGGCTCATGCAAGTATGCGAGTCTTACAGAGTTTTTGCGGATTTGTAATGTGGTGATAACGTCGAAGCCTTCAAGCTTCTCAAAGTTCGGATCGAACTCGCTGGGAAGATGAGTCTCGTGTACAATAACAACCGACGGTGGCGGAAGGTTGGGCGGCCACTCTTTTACTTTTTCACGGATCGCATTGACGATCTGTGTTATTCGGTCGTTCGTCTGTCTCATGGCTAGGTAGAGGACGGGAGCTTTTCCTGGGCCGCTTTTAGGCGAGATCTCTCATCCCGTTGGGATTCTCTTTAGAATACTTGCCCCAGTTCTTTCCCGCTTGGGCTTCTGATTTCATCGTGAAGTTGATGCCGTCTCGACCGGTGAGAGAAATGGCGAGGCATTCTTGCATGAGTTTAGCCGTATCGTTGACAAGCTCATCTGGAACCAGCGCCAGAAAAGAGTCATGTTTATTGTTAATCGCCGGTAGTGTTTTGAGCGGTCGCTCTCTGTTGTAGCGGTTGACTGCGATATGTGTGATACATCCCACGGTGGACTGAGGAACCCACGAGATGCCTTCCCTGATATAAGAGTCAGTAATAGTGCGCTCGAACCGGCGTGGATATCCAAACAGATTACGGAGCTGACGGTTAGTTCTAATCTGAAATTCAATTTCATCTTGCCATTCTATGATTTCGGGAAACAGTGATGCGAAGAAACCGAGGAAGGTTTTACACTCTTGTAAAGAAAGTGTAAGAGTACCGTGACTTTGCTTGAGGGTTTGAAGCTGGAAGGTCCGCTCACGCATCCTATAGGAAGAAGCATGGCAGACCATCTTGCCGATCTTGTATTCTTTGTCTGAGGATTTGATTGCTTTGTCTAGTGGTTTCCAATCTGGATCTTTCTTTAAGTCAGAAGGGCTGAGAGATTTCCAATAGCTCGGTGACTTACCTGCGAGAGGCCATTCGTTCTGCATTGATTCGCAGAAGATATGGAGAGCGATGAAGGTATGGGGTTTGATATTGACAGAGAAGAGTTCTCTATACTTTCCAGGCCGCGTGAGGTTGGCTACGATGAGAGCCTCGGCGCCACTCTGGTCACATTGGACGAAAGTCATTCCCGCTGGGGCGATGTAGATATCGAGGGCTTCTTTGTCTGGGTTCTGGAGATTCGCTCCGTAGTCGCCGAGGAATTGACCGGAGGCAAGTCTGAAGCTTCCTGTCCCGGCGACTTTGAGGGAAGTGAGACAGTGGATGTGTGGAGTGGGCATAAGTTATTCGACTTTGTAAATCTCTTCACCGAGTCTCATACCGCTTGGCCATTCAATGAATGAAGTAAAGCTCTTATCCTTAAAGACTACGCGATCAGTAGGCTGAATCGTGAGGGCGCCATTGTTAAGTTTGATAAACATAAACTCTTTATTCTGTCCGGGATCTAAAGAGAAGCCGTCATCAAATGGCGCGGCCGTAAAGAGATATTCTCCGTGATAAATATCCTCACCGCAACGCACCTCGCAGCGCAGGCCTTTGAGATATTCGTATTCGATCGTGGCGAAACGCCAGCCATAACAATCCCAATGTTGAGATTCTTGAAGTAGCCAATCTGTGTTGCTATTCTCTGCAAAGAACAACGCATTGGGTGGCAGATTGCGATAGACTGCGCCATTCTCTAACAAGACATGACAACCCCATGCGCGACCGGGTGTTGAGGTTATGGCAAAGAATACAGCGGGCATTAGGCCGCGTGGTTCTTTATGTGTAAAGGCTGTATTGACATAGCAATACAGATGACGAGGTAGGTTTTGTGTGAACATATTGTTGGAGGTTAAGCGTCATCTCGCCATCCAACGAACGACGCATTGAAAGGGCGGCCGTCGTCTGTGAGGTTGAGATATTTGATAGTGGCCTTGCGTTGGAAGTGATAGTTGGGTGTGATATACTCTTCGCGCTCCTCATCCGTAAAGCCTGTGCCGACTTCGAATGTCACGCCTCTGTTGGTGATGAACTTCAACGCGCCTAGTTTTCCAGCGCATTTGCCCTCTTGGGATATAACCCTTCCAATGCACTCAAACTCTGCGTCGAGAAAGGCTTTGCGCTTCTGAAGGTTCATCGTCGTGCGCTCCTTCGGGCCTTGAGGAAGATAAGATCCGAAGACGCTCTTGAGCATTTGGCCTTCATAGCCTTGGTCGAGATAGTCGTGATAGCACATATCCAACTCGATCCGGGTCTTGCAAATAGACCAGTGAATTGGGCGTATATTAGCTGTCTTGCCTTTGCTATCGGCAAAGATCTTATCAAGCAAGAGCATTCTTGTTAAAGCATTATACTTAGGCTCAACAAGATCAAATGCTCGAAATTCGATAACTTCTGCATATGGTCCGGCTTCGATTCTGTTGACCCCAACGGCGGCATTGATCTTCTGCAGACTCATGCTGTGACAATACAACTCGCCATCAAGGATATAGTCTGTCGTGGGCGGGATGATATGTGCAAGGACGGCATCATTCCACCGCTTGCCGTCGCGTGAGAAGAAGCCCCTTTGAGGAATGTACATACACCTCAAGCCATTCAGCTTAGGCATCGAGACCACGTGGCCAAACTTTGACGCATCATAAATCCCAGCGCGCATAAAGGAGGCTGCGATTTGTGGGTCTTTTTCTTTTGTATCTTTCATAAAATTAATATTCCCAAATCCACTGTTGAAATCCTAACATACCTTTCAGCTTAACCATACGACGCATCTCGAAGATCACATCAATGGCCACGTTCTTTGGATGCTTGAGTTTTATTTTGTACAAAGCATCCCCGGCGACCGAGGGCGAGCCTTTGTCTGTTGTCTTCTCTGGTTTATATCTTAGTTGTTCGTGCAGATATTTGACAACTTGATCCGGGCTGCCGGGATTGAGGTCAAATCCGACCAGTATTCTCAAGACGCGGTTGAGTTGTTTATAGCGATCTTCACACTTCCTTACGATATAGCCCCGCTTGACGGGGTCGAAGTGCATTCCGTGGAGGGACATGAAGGCATAGTCTGCGAGCGATCGACTGGCTTGATCGACCGAGTCTTGAAGTCCACGGTCCCTTGAGATGAGGTCAATCTGACCATAGTAAATCTCTCGGAGGACAATAACGTCTTTAACATTGTAAGCGCGGAGCTGCTCAAATTGTGCTCGATTTCGAGGATCAAAGTTTCCTGCTTCATCTTTGTGAAAGGGTCGATTGGAAAAGAGAGTGGCTTGATGGGCAAGAGACTTCTCGGCCTCGGGATAGATCCTATGACCGGCGACCATGGTGTCATAGATATCATTGCCGAAGGGGATTTTGTAGAAGGCGGCGAGGAAGCAGAGATCGAAGAGGGCGTTGTGTATGACGACCCTGCGCTTCTTTAGTTCTCTTATGAAACGTGCAAAAAACACCACACCCACGTTAAGATTACCGCCCCAATCATAAATAGGGACAGAATAAACAGGGCTATCTCCGCACGCGATGGCGAGGCAGGTGAGGGTATTGGTCTTGGGATGGGTCTCAATGTCGAAGAAAATGGGTCCTTCGTGGTTAAATACTCTGAGGGCTTCTTCGCTTCGGGAGCAGACGACGGGTTGTATTTCAGGTTGAACTTTTTGGGAGTCATAAGTAAGGAGTTTCTTTATGTCTTGTGCGAACCAAAAGCTATAGTTAGATCGCTTCGTGGGCGAGGTACTCTTGCCATCATCCTTATCTAGGATATCGTCGCCGTCGCCTTCGCCTTCGAGCGCGTCTTCCATGCCCCAAGCGTCAACACAATCCTGAGGCCAATAGGTTACGATGTATTGGGTTTTGTTTGGTGAGGTGTAAACTACGCCGCGAAAAGCGTCGAGGCTTTTGTCTTTGGCGGCGGGGAGAAACTCTAGCGCCTTAGCTCCGGCGAAGATGATCTTCGTTATGCCGCTTGGCTTTGGATTAGAACCACGAAAGAAATCGTCGGCAAAGGTTATAAAAATATCAGATGGATTATCCAGGTCAAGATTATGATTAGCCAACACAGAACGAACAAAATCTCCGGCGGGTCCGAGAAGGATGCCGTTGTTTTCTTTATCAAATCGCGAGGGTCCATGGAGAACGAGGGCTATCATGTTGAGGGTTATTTATAGAGAAAAGAAAAGGCAGACTATTTCCGGTCTGCCAGCGGTGCGAGTGGGATGTATGTCTTGAGGAAAAACCTCTTAGAAAGTCTCGCGGTCTTTCTAAGAGGCGCATGTCTCTATGATGGCAACCACTCCATCAAGAGACTTAAAAGGCTGCGATGGGAGACGCCACGCCCTTGACTTGAGAGAAGTCAAACTGGGTGTTGTAGCGCTTGATGATAGCCTCGCCGTTCTCGTCGCGCTTGGCGAACTTCAGGTCGCGAGAGTTCGACGGGTCGTCGCTGACGTACTCAGGCTGCGACTGAACGAGCATGTTGAAGGCTTGACCTTCGAGGGTCTTGAGCGCGTCGGCCACGTCGATCTCGTTGTAGTCTTCGGGCAGGCCGTCATACAGGCCGACGGTTTGGAGCGCAGTGGCGAGAAGTTCGAGAGCGGAGTCAACGCCGTTCTTGTTCTCCAGCATGATGTACATGTTGCCCTTTGCACCGAGGGTCTTGTAGGTGGTGCCGGCGGCGACAGCGGTCTCGGGCGCGATGATCTCGCACTCACAGACAACCATCTTGAAACCCTTACCGCTCTGACGGGCCTCGGTCTTGTGGACGAGAACCTTATACACGTTGGCGGGGATGAATCCGAGCTTGACTTCAGTACCTTTTTTCATTTTATGTTTTGTTTGTTTGTTTGTTATTCTGCGACCGACAAATGGGAGGGAGCTTTTGGTGTGCCGTATTATCTAACTCTGCTTTTAAGAATATTATCAATCGTTACTTCGAGCATCGTATCTGTAGCATACTGAAAGTAGTGATCTCGGACTAGGTTAGTCACGTTCGGAATAAGACCTTCATAGTTATTGATGTCGAAGCTATAGACATAACCCGTAACACTGCCGTCAGAGTTCTGCTTGACTTTGAGAATCACTCGGATCTCGGCTTCTTGTTCGGGATATAGTTTGGGTTCAGTTTGTTCGCTCATAATTTTTAGGTTTAAGGTTTAGCAAGTTCTTGGGCGATTTTATTGAGGGCTTTCACCACACAATTCTCCATCGGATTCGGAAGACCCCAGAAGATAGGAGTCTTTGCGGTGGTCACGCCATCGGTCTGCGTGGCGAAGAAGTATTGGATGTTGTCGCTGCCTTTTTCTTTCTTCGCATACACGGACCAGACCGCGAGGCACTCTGACTCGATGCCTTTGTTTGCCCACTCTTTACCTTGCACGTAGAGACGGCGGCGCGTGGTCATGCTGCCGTCGAGACCTTGAATGGGGACAATTTCCTCTAACCCCGTGATGATGACAGTCTTGTCTAGGCTTTTGAGATTAGTGCAGAGAGTCTGGATGTCGTCATTGTAGTTCTTCCAGATATCAAAGCCCTTATAAATCTGCTCGCACTTGACCTGCAGTTGGTCGATGGCCGCGGTGATTGAGTCAATGACGACCAAGTCTTTCGTGGTGTCTTTCTTGATCTTATTCAGTTCAAGCGTCAGCTTATCATAGCTGTCAATCGGGACGACGAGCTTCTCATCGCGGACGCGGAAAGGCATACCCTTTCGCTCTGCGTCAAGGATGATCGTTCTGGTGGGATCTACATTGCGGAATGATGTAGACTTACCTGCGCCGCTCGGACCGACGAGAGCGATCAGAGTCTTGGGCCACTGTGGTTTTGTTGGGGATGTTTGTTGTGTTTCCATTTTATTTAAGCTTGGCTACATTACCAAGAAAGGGGTTCATACTTCACGATGTCGCACTCAGAGAGGAAGAGTTCGACTTGCGTGGAGTTATCTGCAAAGCATAGGCGTTTGAATGGGCAACTCGGGCAAGAGTTGGTTAGCTTGCCTGTGGGCGGAGGAAGCTTGTCGTGAGCCATAGCTTGATTGATATGCTTAGAGAAGAGTTCGATTCTTTGTTTTAACTCCACACCGAACTCCTCTAGTTGCTCTGCAGAGAAACTCCAATCGGGACCGGTGCGCCAAGCTGGAGAAGGCAAAGAGATCTGCACGACAAGAGTACGAATCACCATGCGACGGTACCACGCAGCGTTGGCGTAGTTGATGTCGTCTTTGAATATCTCATATGCAAAGCGCTGGAAGATATAGTAGTAGAAAGAGAACTGAGTGTCGCCTTCGTAGCCCGCGACCGCATCTTTGAATGCGTACTTGCGTGTGGTTTTATAGTCGGTGATCTGAAGGATTCCGGCTGGGGTTATGGAGAGAAGATCAACCGTTCCGACATAGGCAAAGGCGGGATGCTCTACGATGGGAAAGTTGAAGTGGAACTCAGCGCCGCGATTGTCGCCGAATTTCAAAGGCGTCGGGAGTTGCTGCAAGGGCGCAACGGTGAGAGCTTTCTTGATCTGATCTTGATCCTTGTTCGGCAGGTTCTTATCCTTTGCGGACTTGAACGCGTCGAGACAAGCCTCTTGCCACTTCTCTCCGCTGCGGTCGAAGGCAATGTTCTCTGCGAACTTGTGAATGATCTTGCCGACGGTGAGAACGGTGATGTCCTCTTTAGGCTTGAGGCCGAGGAAGACTGTAAGAAACCAACGGCGCGGACAGGCTGAGATCTTTAGGCCGCTGGCATTAATGGGAATGACTGCGGGAATACCTTCATGAGGGAGGTCTTTGTAGGTTAAGTTCATATTATTTATTAAGGGAAAAGAAAAGAAAGAAAAGAAAAGCTACCCAGCACGCCGTCCTAGGAGAACCGTAAAACTCCTATGCAAGAACAGCTTGCACGTGCTGGGTAGCTAAAGATTATTTTTTATATTTGAAAGTAAAGCCCCGGCACTTTTGGCCGCGATAGATTTGCTGAGACACGGCGGCAAGATTTACTTTGAGTTCTCTGGCCGCCGCTGTGGCTGAAGGATATTCTTTACCTGTCTCAAGACAGATCACTGGTATGCCGGGCCGACCTGTGCGTTTTTTCTTCAGAGCTTTCACTTCTTAAACTTAAAGTTTTGAGTTTGATTAATGATAGCTTGAACGTCTATGCCTTTAAGTAAGGGATCGTTAAGGAGGGAAGCGAGATCGGTGCCGCTTGGTCTCGTGTGTGGGAAGTGCTTGAGAAGAAAGCGTTCGAGTTCTTTGTCTGTCATCTCTTCGACGGGTTTTGGTAGGCCCAGTAAGAGATCGAGTTCGTTGAGGGAGGAATTGCTCATGATATTGTGATAGAACAGAGTTTGCGTGGGAAGCCAACGAGTGCTGCTTGTGCGTCTCGCTCTGCTTGCTCAGGGCTAGTGGCTAATCCTAGACTTGCCCAATCGCCACAGCCATCTCGGCTTTGTTTATAGACATAGAAGTAATATGTCTTGGATTCTGGCAGCGGATCTGGAAGAACACAGCCGAGTATAATTTTCATAGAACAACACAACAGAGTTTCGTACGGATGATTGCCTTATCGGTCATGCTCTCGGCGGCTTTCTCTGGCGTGTCATAGAGCATGGTCGAGAACCATGCGCCATGCATGCTGTATTTGTAGCAGTAGAAGTAATGTTCCTTTGGAGGATTGACTTCTTCTCTGGAGGATGCGTATGTTACTCCTGCGTTTTCTGATGTGCTGGCTTTCATATCATTGACTGTTTCTAAGTTCTGCATATAGGTTTGCAAATCTGTCCGCTCTTTGTTTGATACTAGGTGGGAGTCTATCAAAGTTGTAATCTCGTCGCGAGAAAGCTTCAAGTCCGAGATTCCATGCGGCGTAAACATCCCTTGGGTTTGGATCTTTTGTGTGTTTAATAAGGCAGAGTCTGAGTTCAAGCCAGCATAGATGCGCCTTAGCACAGCGCCGCGCCTCGGCTGGAATATGGCGGCTATCTTTTTCAGAAGGGAAGTGTTGCTTCCAGACTGCGCGCTTGAGTTGGTATCGAGAGATTTCACCGTGTCGTCCTTTCGCTTTGTCGTTGTCATTAGATTCGATCTGGCTGATCGCTCTGAGCTTGGCGTCGAAGTCTTGCTGCAGTGCGATCAGTGTTATCTCTGTTGTGAAGAATACCATAGAGAGCATAAGAGATTTCATATTAGGATGGCCAGAAATAGGGAAGGTTGTCTGGTATGTTTGGGAAGTGTGGCTTGTAGTAGTCAGCCTTCTTCCGGATTAGGTTGCTCTTGTGTGTGGTGTGGAGATAAGAGCCAAGCCAATGAGGCTGGATGATGTAAGGATATGTTAGGATCTCTCGTTCGAAATGAGGAAGAAGATTGTCAACATAGCCACGGCGGCGAGCTTCTTGGCAGATCTTGATGCTATATAAACAGAGCCATGCTTGATAAGGCTTGACCATCTTGACGGCAGGATGACTGCGCCAGCCCTGTGACTTACCTTGTAGGGTGTTGAGGATTTGAAGAGACTCGACGCGTTGTTTCATGAGGCGCTGGGTGTCTAGTACGCGAGCGCTTTGTTCGATGTCAGGATATGGGAGGAAGATTTGCATT